TTACTAACGAACAAGCAACAATAAATTTTCTCATAGTACTAGTTAACTTTGTAGCTTTGTGAGGTATTCGTTATCAGGCACATCCTTGCTGGGGGCCGAAGTAGAACTACCTTGTACTGTCTCACCGCGCAGTGAGTCAGCAGCTTTTTTTACATCCTCGTACTCTTCCAGTTTCACAAGACCGTGGATCTCATGGAGAGTTTCCATAATACCCGCTGCTTCTTGCTTAGTCCCCAACTCAGAGGACTTAGGACGAGGTTGTGATTGATCGTACTTAGGCCACTGGCCTTCCATTTCTTTTACGATCTTGAAATCATGACCACTTTCGGGATCAGTAATGTCTCCGAAATCAGGGTCAAGCATTGCTCCGATAATCTTTTTAAAGAGGATCACTCCGATAGAGAGAATCTTAACATCCCCGCTCTCTCTATCCAAAATGTTCATGTAGTAGCGAGCACGGGGCTTGATCTTGCGGGCAAGATCTTCATCCTCTTTTCGGCCCGTCTTCCACAGAGCATAGTACATGTCACAGAGAGGACATGCTTCCCCGTGTACCTTCCGACAGTGAACATTTCTGTTGTTGCCATCGGGTTGGGGAACCCTATGGATCTTAGTCTCCGCGTAAAATTCCTTCTCATCATCCTTCCAAGGGAGAATACGAACGGCATTAGTGCCTTCGGGAATTTGATAGAACTTCTTGAGAAAGTCCGAGTTCTGGTTAGCGGCAGCGGGGTTCTGTAGTTGTTCGTGTTTTTTGCGTAGTGCTTCTAGGTCAATCATTTCAGTCTCCTGTTAGTTTAGTGTTAGTGTATTATAGTAATACTACTTATATAGTTTAATCTCTTCTCGTTTATTTGCAGAAACTTGCTGCAACATGTCTTTCTTTTGCTCCAGGGATCGTACTAACCCCTTGAGTAATTCATATTTAAATGTAGCGTCATTCAGTTTAATATCTTTGGCCCGATAGTCTTCGTCACCGAAAACTAAATCGTCTAGATCTTTGGCTGTTAATTTTTTAAGAGTATGATTCTTTGCTTCCTTGCGAAGCTGAGATGCGAAATGTGTAAGTGCTGTACTCTCATTGTTCATCTGTCTCTTAGCTACAGACATCAGCCCATAATAGTATGAGTATAGTGTAGCCTGACGCATCATCTCCTCATCAATCATCCCATCATCAAAACAAGACAAGGCATCACTAATATCTTTATAGTTATTCCAAGTAAAATTTTCTAATAGTTCGTTCAGTTCATCCATAAATTAATATCCACCACCCGTAGGAGAAGGAGTTTTTCCTCCACTTGGTTTATAAGAGGGCAGTCCCTTATTTTTTCGAACAATATCTGTAATAAATACAGAATTTACTAGATCTTTGGAGGTAGCCGTAGGCTGGTGCTTGAGAGACATCTTTTTACTCGCCGCACTAATTGGAGGGGGCCAGCGCAACTTAAAAGCCTGTGGAGTAACAATATTAAAATCCCCCCCATACTTAGGTACTAGAAGGTACTCTCCTTTTTGACCCTCTTGATAATACCTATTTTTATCCGAAATATTATGTTGATAAATTCTAAAGGGTTTATCCATTAGATAATATGTAGTGTCAGTAGGCATAACAAACCCCCCTTTCAAAAAATGAGGAGGTATAAATATCCATTGCCCATTATCAACTGCTAATTTATTTATTGTCATTTATTATTAACTCAAACAATCTTGGATTCAAATTCATTAAGAGAAGGTATCCTCTAGATACGAGGGTTGTTAACTCCTCATTCGTCCTCTCTCTCACTATATCAGTTGTCTCATCTCCCCCTAACCCACACAGTTCTAGAGCTACATGTGTCATTTCATGTAGCAAAGTCTCGCGTGCATTTTGAGGATCAATATCTTTATCTAGGGAAATTATTCCTTTATCAAAATCAGTAATACCAAGGCATCGCTGCCCCTCCTCCTTTAAAACTCTTTTTGTTTCAATTTTAAAGGACCGAAAACCTCCTTCAATAGTTTCAATATTTTCTTCCCTTATTTTATCTAGTATAGTTTTAGGTTTTTCACTCATATGAATCCTCAAGTTCTTGCATCCTCAAGGTAGAATAATCTACCTCCATAGGGACAATAAACCTGGGCCTTCCGTTCCGTGATTTAATTACATAAGTACGCATCGTGCCTTGATCAAACTCCTCCTCAGTCTGGTTAAGGGATAAAGCAAAATCACATGTCCTAATCTTACCGTAAGAATCTCCTAGCTCTGCGTCAGTAATAATTTTAACCATACGCCCCTGCCTATTAGTCTGTGTAGCAGTCCATACTAAGAACTTGTACTCCATAGCGAGCCCTCTAAGCTCCTCTGCAATCCTCTGCTGGGCCTGATACTCTTGAAGGATCTCTCTAGTGGGGCGCATCAACTCTAGGTAGTCTACAATAAGGAGATCAGGTTCAAACTCCTCATAGTTCTTTAGTTGAACTAGGAGAGTTCTGATATTATTAATAGAGGCTTGACCTGTGGGAAACTCCTTAATGACAAGCTCACTTCCAGGGAATTCTTTCTTGAATAACTCTAGCCGTTCTTTCACAGCAAGTTGATTAGACGCTTCCTTCAACTTGAACTGAGGGATGAGGGTCATGATTGAATCAAACCTCTGGGCGATCTTATCCTCACCCATTTCCAAAGATACATATAATACCTTCTTCCCTTCAATCATAGATTGCACAGCCTGATTGACCAGGAAGAGAGACTTGCCCACACCAGGAGGAGCCACAACCATAGCCAATTCCTTAGCACTCAGTCCTCCCTCAAGAGATCTGTCTATAGAAGGAAGGATAGTTTTATATTTTGCCTCTGTCTTCTTATTGAAGATGCGATCCCATCTTCCTAAGTAATCATCAAAATAATCCTGACCTGTATCAACATCCCGATTAATTAGGAGAGCTTCCTTAACTAAGGCTTCTACTTCTTCTACTCTATCCTCTTTAATTAGCGAAATACTTTGAGCAATCGCAGATTTCATCGCCTCCTTTTTGGCAAATCCCTCCACCAAATCCAGCATGTAGTCTGGATTACTAACCGTAGAAGTATCAAGGTTATTAATATATAAAAGTTCATCCTCGTAATCTGAAATATTTTCTCTGGGTCCTAGCGTACCTCTAATATCCTGAATAATAAAATCATCATGAGGGATCTTATGATACTTCTCATAATGCTCCTGAATTATATTGAAAATTTTAGTATGGGATGGAAACTCAAAGTAATCAGATTTAATTAAACTTACGATCTGTAGATAGAAATCTTTATCTGATTTAAGAAAATAGAGAATTCCCCGCTGAATATTCTCACTAAAATTGTATGCCATTGCTACTGCTGCTTTTGTGGTTTAGTTATGTCTAGTTTGTCTTGATTAATGTCCCTGTAGCCCATCTTGGTTGCCTTATCATAGGCATCTATGGTTAAATCTCGGGCTCTTTCTACCTTTGATCTAGACTCATCCTGGGATAGTTTCTTAGCCAAACCATCGTTTTCCATTTTTTCCCAATTTAAGTTCATGGATTTATAAAAAGTTGCATTGTCTTTCCGATCTTTAGTTTTTGCAATTTGTCTATGTAAAAATCTATTGGCAGAATCTTTATCATAACCATCCTTATTAAATTTCCTATACCTCTGCTTTATAGTATGAAAGTCTCCTGCGGAAGAATTTTTATTTCCACACCCATCATCCTTAAAAGAAATTGCCACACCTGAGTTTTGCCAATACTTACCGCACAATTCCTTACACTTAGGACACTTGGTTCTCTTAGGAGCTTTCCCTACAGCGCAGTCTCTATCCCAATAAATACTACAATCTCTACAAATCCATTCAAATATAGCCATAATTATCTCACATGTATGCTGCGTAGAGGCTTCCCAAAATAAGACCTATCGCAACAGCAATAAATATTCTAGTCAGAAGGGTTACGTCCTCCTGATATGTTGTGTATAGTCTATTATCATGCTTCTTTTTTTTCTCAGCTTTCTGAGCCGCAATTGCATCCTGAATATCTTTCTCACTTCTAAACACTGAAGGACTCTCCTCTGTCACTCATCATAATCATTATTCATCTACCTGATCTTTTTCTTTTGGTAGAGGGGGTAACTCAGCATTAAACCAAGCCCAATACCGCTCAAATTCTGCCTCAGTCATTTGAGAGGGATGTTTATCCTCCACAAGCTCCTCCTGCAAGGGAGCAGGCTTCTCCTGTTTCGATTCCTTCTTCATGATCTTCCTCCCTCATATATTTAGCTATGTTCTCCTCAGTTAGTGCAATTTCACTAAGAGGTTCTTCTCCTTTAGCCCCCGCTCTATAGACTGTCAACCCTTTGATATATGGAGCATAATCTAAAGCAAATTGGCTGAAATCTTTTGGCTCTGAGGTAGAGGGAAGGTTAATAGTCTTAGAAATGCACGAATCAATATACTTTTGAACCGTAGCTTGAACCCTGATGTGATCCTCAGGAGAGATGTCATATGTCCCTACGAAATGTGTAAGCTTCTTCCCTTTAGTATACCATTCCTTAAAGAGGGGATCAACTACTAATTGTTCTTTCCAAATATTGGCATGACGATACCGACGATTGTACATAGCAGCAAAGATAGGCTCAATACCACTA